ATCATATTTCCCCAAAATCCAACCATTATAAGATGATGGATTTATCCAAGCTGATATAGTAAAGTTAGTTGCTCCTAATTGCAAAGAAGAATTACTCGCCACACTTAAATACTGATTACTTCCATTAAATGTTGCCGCCTGATCATAGGCCGTAGGTGTGGCTGACGCTGGCGTGATTCCTGCGGCGGCAAAATACTTTAATGCGTCTGGGTCGTATTGCTGACCCAACCCGAACTTTCGTTGCAAGACGGTAGAAGCGTAGCTCATTGGCTTTACGAGCCAATATAGCTCAATGTTCCTGCCACTGATCCAATTGCGTAAATGCTAGACAAATTAGCCACTACAAAGCTAACTGAAGTTCCACCAACTAACACATATCCGTTTGATGTGGTAACTCCAGATCCTCCAACATAAATGTTGGTAGACCCAGTGTTGGTTAGAGTGATTCCAGTGGAGAGAGAAGTGCTAGAACCTATTGCGGCGGCTGAAGTTGTTACTGAGTATTGTCCATAAACAGGAGCAGATGGAGAAGAAAGGTATCCAATTGCATTGCTTCCAGCAGGAAGACTTACTGAATTACCAAATTGAATTGGCAAAGGACTATATGGCCCAACTGAATTAAGATTTCCATTTCCTGCATTGTATCCAACTAAAAATGCACTTGACGGAACCCCTCCTGCTCCAACTGTTCCAACTCCAATTTGTGTTTTTACATCAACATTTACATAACCATTGGAATCAGTAGGCCCAACTATAGTTACGTTTTCTGCTAATCCAGTTTGCCCTTGGATAGCACTAAAAATTTGCCACCTTTGTTCGCTATCGGTGGTATCGACAAATTCTGAAAAAGGAAGAGGAGTAACAGACATGACTATAAAATTGGTAGAACACCTTGGGGGGATAGAACCCCCAAGGCATCCAGAGTTTAATTAGAACAAGTAACCAGTGACGTACACATCACCATAGATCGCACCAATGCGTCCAGCGGTATCAGCCGTGGAAGCCTCGGTTGTGAGCGAGGGATTGTAGTACGAGAAGGTCGTGCTGGTCGTGGAAAGAACAGTGACAAGACCGTTATAAGCGGCATTGCCAATCGTAAGAACTTTAACCATCACACCTGGAACCAACCAAGAGGGAACGCTAGACACCGTGATGGTGCTGATGTTGTTGGCGGTAACACGGTTCGTTGAAGCCAGTGAAGGAACAGCGGCGGTCGTGACGTTGATACGCACATATTCCGTTGAAGCGGCTCCACCACCACCAGATCCAATAGCAGGATTTGGGTTGGCAACAGGGTCTTGACCAAGAACATAACCATTAGTAGGAAGAGCAAATGCCGATTGAGACAGATTGCTAGTCGCATTTGGGCTAGTGCTAATTGGCACAGCAGGAAGGGTAAGAGTTGTGAACAGAGGCTCACTTGTCGTACCGTTGTCGATTGCTACTTGTGCTGGAGTTCCGTTAGTACCAAGAGCATTCTTATACACAATGAATGCATTCGTAGGAACGAATACGTTTTCATCGTAGTTAAGATTTCCAAGGTCGTAAGTTCCTGCAACCGTGAAGTCAACAGCCAATGGGCCGTAACGAACGATTGTCAGGTTATTAGGAGTGGGTTTAGGGACGGACATATAATTAGTTTTGTTTGGTTAGTTAAGATTAATAGTAGCTAGGAGTGTTGTAAATAACGTTGTTAAGCGTATAAGCAACATTGACCGTTTCAGATGTAGGAGCAATAGTAATAGCACTCTGAAGTGGGCCACTACCATTAAGGTTAAATGCACCAGTAATCGTCACGCCACCAACTACAGCAGTACCACCACCGCTAGTCGAAATCGACCATGTGAGGGCACTCGTAGGGATAGTGAACGATGTTCCAGTTGTTACTGCAACAAAGTAGGGTGTCAACGGTTGCCCGTACCCTGCGTATAGCAGGGCAGGGGCGTTGAGGACACTCGATGGAGCGTAATTAGCGTTGTTTAATGACATCGTGTGTTTACCTTATTGATTAGATAGGCTGGCTAACAGTGCTGTTGCAAGCGTAACAATCAGGGGTGTATTGAGGAGCATAGTTCGGTGACAGTGTGCAAGCCGCAGGGATCACCAACTGTGCATTGTTCAACCTGTGAAGGATGGAGTGCATCAGAGTAGGATCTTGGAACTGCATACCCATACGGAACTGGTTCCAGAAGAAACCTTGGTCACGCTTGATGTTGCACTCCCAATCTGGGTTCTTCCACTCCCAATCACCAGCGTAGTTCTGGGTCATGCCTTGAGCTTCACCGATACCACTTTGGGATGGGCTGATCCACTTGATCATTGCCTTGTTAACCCAAGGATTCGTGATACCGAAATCAGCATAGTTATAAGCAGTGTTTTGAACATACTTGCAACCAAGCTCCGTTGTGACGGGGTAGTAAGGAAGCACACGAACCAGACGAGGCCATGTAGTAGGATCGTTCACATTGAACGTAGGAAGGGAAGCATTGTATGTCCAATCCACGTTGAAGCGAACACCGTTGATGTCGTTACAGAAGGCGTAGTTACCAATGACACGATCAATACCAAGAGAGTATTGAAGTTGCTTGTCATCAAAGTCACTGACGCTCTCCCACCATCCACTAGACTGCTTGGCATACTGCCAGAGCTGACGAAGAACACGGGAATCAGGAACGATGATCTCAAGGAGAGGGCGACCAGCGGCCTCGCTTACGTCGAGACGATAAGCGTCATCTTCACGCTGAAGGTTGATGAGGATGTCATCAAGGGTGTCAAGCGAGAGAAGACCAATGTTGTTAAGCTGTGAAGCTGGCATCTTAACATAGACATAGCCCATGTTGTAGCTACCCTCGTTTGTGCCCTCGAAAGGCTGAACGATGAACATCTGATCATCAGGAGTAACACAAGAGACAAGGCTCTGACCATTGCTGACAGGAACCCACTTGTGTCCAGCACCACCGATCCAGTTGGAACGAGCGAACTCCTCATGGACGTTCTTGGTGATGTTGACATTGGTATTCATGATGTGATCCATCTCCTCTTGAGGGAAGAGACGATACATGAAATCGGTAAGCTGATACCAATCGGTACGCATAGCCTTGGTGAAAAGACTGAAGCTATACGATTCCGTACCAGGGTGAGCAATCGTCTCAAACTGAACGTCATCAGCGTTCTGGATGCAACGACCAGACTGAACTTGCTCCCAAGGCTGATCTGGATTGTACCATCCACGCCCGAAGCGGAATGCTTTCTGGGTCGGNAGAGTATTNANAGGCCAAGTNTCNGTCTCAAGNCGACCNTANTANATNNNNTTGATNGCCATCTTTTTAATGAAAAAAGGGTTGTAATATACCCTTGCCTCTCTGAACAATGTGTCAACATCCTGACACGAACTAAATGTTACGCCGTTTTGCGCCATAGTATTAAATTTTATTGGTTGAGTTGTGTGCCTTGAAAAGAATCGCCTTTCCAAAACACGGTTTTGGTTTGAGCGACTGGCAACCTCGCAGGGTCTTTATTTTATCAACAATTGATGTCAACCTCACACCCCGCTTTTTATTTATGTCTGACGCTATCAGACTCGGTGCTTTGGCTGAAATCAATTGTTGATTGAACAACGACCAATCCAGATATTTTGACTTTTATCTAAAACTTAAAATTCGTCAACTATATTTTTTTATGTACTCAATCGCTTTAGAAAGAAGCTCAACGGAATCTTTAAGTTTTCCTATTCCTGTATTGCATTCTACACACAATAGACCCCTTACCTTTCCTGTCCTGTGGCAATGATCAACTGATAATGCATATCCAGATGGACAACTTTTATTGCAGATCTGGCATACACCATTTTGTGAAATCAGCATTTGGTTGTACTCATCAAGAGTAATTCCATATCTGTATTTCAAAAATTGATTTCTATATTTTGTGGGATTTTTTTTGTAAGACTCTTGACTTCTTTTCAGTATTTTTTCTCTGTTTTTAAGCCTCGTTTTGTCCAAATGAGCTTTAATTTTGTCTGTATTTTCGGATGCCCATTTTCTTTTTGCATCTTTCATTTTGGCAAATGTGGATGGTTTCATCCAGCATTCACCATTCTTGCTATTTTTATTGTAACGATAAAATATTTTGCCATCATCTCTAATGGCTCCTCTTTTAAGATCTCCCATTACTTATTGCGAAACTTGGCAAAAAGGGCGGCAGGAGTACGTTCTTCAACGTCTTGTGCTTTGCCAGCAGAAGATGATCCGATTGCTCCTTCACCTGTGGAAGAACCTCTCATCTTTTTAATAGTTTCTTGAAGTTCAGCAATTTGCTTTTCTTGAGCAAACGTATAAGCCTTTAATTTTTTGTATTTCGAACCTTGGTTAAGAACCCTCGTAATTTCCTCTGGCACGTAGTTGCTGTTCTCACGCAATGCCGCTTCAGCAATCAACTCATCTTCCGTTGTATCATCATCAATCTTTTGTGATGCAATAATCTTTGCAATCTCTTCTGGATATTTAATGGAATCTTCCAGTGATTGTTTTGCTTGGAGGAATGCATCCTGCCAGCGTTTTCCAATTTGAGATTTCGTCATGTTTGCACGACGAGCCTTCTCCTCATCAGCTTGTGTTTTGGTTATCTCCCAATTCTGGAGAGCTTGGATACGATTCTCAACCTTACCAAGAACATCGTAAGCTGTAGTATTGAATTTAGCCTGTTCCATAGGAGAGAGATTCTCGTAGATGGCATTAAGAGTCTGTTTGGAAATCTCACGCTGTCTGGATCTTTCATTCTGATCTGTTGTGCGAAGTGATGTTTCATATGCGGCAACAGCTTTCTCAAATTCCGTAACGTAAGTTGGGTCTTCCCCAAGGATCATTTTGATCTGACTATAACCATTGAGAATAGGTTGATCATAATTCTCTTTGAATACTGGATCAGCAGGAAGGTTAAGGAATGCATTTGCTTTGCGAAGCTGTTCAAGATCATTTGAGAGTGCTTCTTCACGCTCTTGCTTTTCCTTGATTGCCAACTCCAATTCTTTCTGGAGTTTCTCAACTTGTTTCTTTGTTTCGCTATCGTCAATTTTGGAACGAAGCTCTTCAATCTCTTGTTTGGACTTCTCATAATCAGCGACCTTGGCTTTCAGTTCAGCGGCTTCTTTAGAAAGCTGTTCGTTGGTTTGCTTTAGAGTCTTGATGTATCCAGGCTTCTTCTCGTCTTCAACGGACGATGCCTTTATTTCTGGTTCTTCCCTATTTTCTACTGCTTCACGCCTAGCTTGTTTTTCCTCATCAACCTTATCTTGGAATTGAGAAGAATCTTGATTCAACTTTTCTGCCATTTTCTTAAACAGATCCGTAGGATTTCCCTTTGGAGCTTCTTTGATGTCGCTCTTGAAAAAAGCATCAGCTTGTTTTACAGCGGCTTCTCTTGCGGCTTTGTCAGCGGCAGATGCGGCGGTAAGATTTGGGTTCTGTGCAGGGTCAATAGGTTGTTCAGACATGGTATTTTGTGGTTGTGGTTACTTGCGGAGATTAAGTTCTTCTGGTGTTAGTGAGTCATCAAGATCAGGATCAAGATCAAGATCATGTGTGGCTATTTTAGATACTTTGGGACGATCAATTGTCTCAAATTTATTGTCTTCTGCTTCTGTTGCCCACTCTTGGAGGGTCTTGAATACGGAAACTACAGTTGCATGGTCGTGCTTAACAAGCTCCTCATATAAAGAGGACTTTAATTCCGTGAAGCGTTTGTCGTTGACTATTGATGCGGCTAGGTTGAGTACGTTTTTATCCATTCTGGTTGCCTATTTCGGGGTTGCTTTGTGCTAGTTGTTCTTGCTGTGCAATAGCGGCTTGCTGTGCCGCCATGTCCTGTGTGTTTTGTTGGTCGTTATGATCCAACTCTTGTTCATGTTGATCCTGCATAGCTTGTGCATCCTGTGATGCCTTTGCCCTGTGGATCTGGATTTCATTAGCGGCCTTTGCCCTCTTGGTAGCAAGATCAGTTGATGCCCTTTCCATTGCCATTGTGTCATGCAACTTGGCTTTCTGTGCCATTGCCGCCAGCTTGATGTTTTCTTTCTTCTGAAGGAAATCAGTTTGCATGGATTCTTTAGCAACAAGAGCATGGAGCTTGACTTGCTCTGGCGACATATTCTGATCACCTTGCTGTTGCTGATTGGTTTTCTCAATTTGAGCAAGTTGGCTACCAAGTTCATCAGTTCCACGCTGAAGCTGTTGCATCTGCTGACCAAATTCTTTGGCAATCTGTTTCTTGTAAGGATCTTTCTGGATGAATCCAAGGTGAGCAGTAAGGTGTGGGCCTTTGAATCGGATGAGGCAAGCGTAGATGTCTTTGATAAGATCAATAGCTTCCTCTGACATATTGTTGGCAACTTGACCACGGGTAGGTGCTTGAGGATTAACNCCAGCACTCTGCAAGGCTTGTTGTGCTTCCTGCATAGATGCGGCGGCATCTTGGATATGACCCTTGAAATGCTCCACATGGTTCTGATCTGGATAAACCCTAAAGTTAGCGGCATTACCTTTTGGATCAGTCATACCAATGTTCTCCATTGAGATGATTCCTTGCTCATCAGGGATNTCAACCTTGGTGTGCTGGAAGTAACGGTTNACATTTTGGCGACCATTCAATGCGGCAATCGCATCAGCNATAGCATTTGCNTGACCATCATTCATAGGAGTCATTCCCGTGAGTGAAACAGTCTGCTGTGCCGCCATNAGTTTGTATGATGGGCTACCAGAACCAGAAAGCATATTGGATTCAAGGTTCTCAATGTTTTCCCANTTCCATGCTTCTNCTGGAACANNNTTCTCCTCCATGAAATCAACAAACTTCTGCTTGAGTTTGTAACCATAACCACCCTTGGTNGTGCGGCTCATGCGTTTGTAGAGGAGCTTCAGCCAGCGAGTCTGGTTGTCATTGAACCTACGAATTTGAGTACCTTGGAGCTTGGCACTTTCAGCGGCATCCATTTGGGATTCAGCTTTCGTCCTAGCCTTCCCTGTCTTGGAGTAATTGCCAATATTGTACGCACCAATTCCACGATAAAGATCAGCTTGGTAAAACTGGATACCAGAAAGCACCTCGTTGAATGGGATGTTTACAGAAACCTGTTGTGGTTCCACATCTTGAGGAAGAACCATAAATGGCATCCACTCCATCTGCTTGAGCTTCTTGGTTGATTCAGCAGAACCACCTTTGAACATAAGGCGTGTATTCCAATCTACGGCATCCATGAAACGATTCATGTGGATGTCGTAAGCTCTGCATTGGATAAAGATAGCTTCAGCAAGACCCTGGATTTCATGCCAGATACCAGAACCAGTAGAATCAGTCATGGGGGCAATGATGTCTTCCCAACCATTCTCATCCTTTTCTACCCAATCTTTTTTGTAATAAAGGAATCCTGTCTGATCACGATACTCTTCTTCCGTAAGATCCTTACGACCATTNTCTTTGTAGCCAAGTACAAGACCTCCATAGTTTTGGAGAAGAAGCATCTTGGAGATAGATCCGTTAAACTCCATGATGTAGAGTTCATACAACTCAATGCGGAGAGTGTACAAACGAGAAAGATTCATGTTGCCAGATGCAACATCCCTTAACCATTCCGTATTGGTATAAGTATTACGATAGTTGGTCGTGAACATCCGTAGTGCATCTACACAAGCCCAGAAGTTCCAACCCATTTCGGTTGCGTGTGCTTCTGCTTTTACTGGATCTTCTTCTCCACCAGTAATTTTGAGCCAAAACTCAAGTGGCGTATAGCTACGCTTGATGCAAAGCTCACCCAAGTTGGTAAGATCGGCATACGTTTTATCAGGAATTAACACATTGGAGTTATGGAAACTCTTTGTGGGCCATCCATCCCTATCTTCAGCAATCTCAAATCCTTTTCCATACAAACTCATCTCCTCAACATCCAATTCAACATTGTAGTTATAGGAAGGCCAAGAACGGAGCATCCGATCAAATCCCACACTGATAATATCACTCCATATTTTTTTTTCGGTAGGATTGCCAATCTTGGTTGTGATATTTGCGGCTGTATTTCGCTCCATAACCATGTCCACAAAGCTGGACTTTTGGTTATCAACGATGAATTTCATCTGACGGAATGGCACATTGCTCATTCCTTGCATCTGTTTTGCGGCTACCTGACTATAATCTGTCGGGGGGAAACCCTTATAACATTTGTAGATACGTCCCCACTTACGTTCACGACCAGCATTGTCTAATCGAAGATTCCAACAAATTGTAAATGCATCATTGGCTGTTTGGACACGGCTAGTAGGTGCTACGCCATTAGAGTTGATGGTATTAAAACCCCAACTCGACACACCCTCACGATTTACAATTCTTTTTGATTTTGCCATTTTAGCCTAGTGTTTGGTTCATTGCTTGTCTGCGTTTCTGACAAGCGGTGCAACCCTTTGCGGCTTGTTCAAGGTTCGTTTGAACCCCAAGTGTTGCCGCAACACGATCACCCAAGCTAGCAAATGTATGTATTACATTAGCTACCTTGTCGCCAGCTTCTTGCCAACAGTATTGACCTGGGATTCTCCCACAAATTTGTTGTTCGATCAAGTAATCTAAATTATCTGGCACTTCCACATTGTTATTTTTCATGTCACTGGCAACTTTNTTGGAGAATTGTCTGCCATAAGTCATCTCCATTCCATTGACACGATATTTAGTTCCCTTGTCATCGCTNTACTCATACCAGAGTCCACTTGGGATCGGCCCGTTTTTATCCTTTAGTCTCATGTAGATCAAATGATTTGCATTCTTTTTATATTTTTGTCAATAGTTAATCCACATGGAATATAACGGATTGGTTTTGGATGCACCAAAAGACACAACATATGGCATCCCATATTTAGAGACTGTTCCACAGTTTGTTCGTGAGCTTTCTTGCTATGCATTAACCCGTGGAGAGTTTGGAAGGATACAAAGGATTAAACGAGGCATTAGAATTGAGGATACTGACCTTAAAAATCCTGCTCAACATATGGTTAATTGCTTTAACCTTATTTATGGCAACGATGTGTTACTCCATTCGCAAGGAATCCCGAATAATTATGCCCTAGACATCATTGATTTGTTCTGCAACGAGAATGATTGGGGAATTGCAGGGTGTGCATCCAGCGGAAAGACGTTTTCTGTGGCGGCTTGTATCGTGATGGATTGGATTTCAGCTCCCACAGTCACCTCAACATACGTTGCATCTACCTCTTTGGATGCATCTGAAGACCGTTTGTGGGGTAAAGTTTGCACCCTTTACAGGACGGCAATGCGTAATATTCAAACCCAATACAAGACTGCAACCATTGGAAATCTGGTTGAGTACCGAAGAATGATTGTTTTTGAGTCGATTGATACTCGTGATACGGAACGAGACTATACAAATGCCATCAAAGCAGTTGCTTTTCCAAAAGGAGGCGAAGGTCAAAAAGCGGTTGATAATATGCGGGGTAGGAAAAACGAACGAGTGAGAGTTTTTTTAGATGAATTGGCAGAAATGGATCTGTATTGCCTCAATGTGCGATCAAATTTTACCGCAGGAAACGATGATGTTTTGTTTGGAGGCATGGCAAACCCATCAAATACGGCAAATAACCCACATACGGAGCTATGCGAACCCGATGATCCTATGGGATGGGAGTCTGTGAATAGGTACACCAAGAGATGGAAAACCCGTACAGGGGTTGCCTTGCACCTTTCTGGAGAAGAAAGTCCAAATCTTCAAGCTCCAGATGCAGAAATACCTCCTTTTAAGAACTTTCTGACTTATAAAAAAATGGAGGCAACATTAAAAATATGCTATGGCAATAAAAATGCCCTAGAATATTGGCGAAATGTTTATGGTTGGTGGCCCGATAACTCTGTAGAACTTACAATTTTATCAAAAGCATTCATTGCTGGATGCGATTTGAACTTTGAACCCGTTTGGAGTGGCAGAACTAGGGTTGTTTGCGGATTTGACCCTGCATTTACTGCTGGTGGAGATAGATGTGCGGCATCTTTTTGCAGATTAGGGCAAAATGATACTGGTCGTAACGTAGGTTTCTATCTCGGAACTAGAGAATATGAGTCCAGCGTAGGTGATGTCTTTGAAGAATCCATAGCAATCCAGTTGGTAAAGGATTGTATTGAATTCGGTGTCCATCCAAGGGACTTTGGATTGGATATTTCTGGTGATGGTGGAAAGATGATGAGAGCAATCATCATTGAATGGAGCAAATTCCATCCAGAGGCTATGTTTGTATTCCCGATTTCCTCGATGGGTATGCCAACAGAGCGTAGGATCAGCAATCTTGATAAGCGTACTTGCAAAGAAGCATACGATAGATTGGTTACTGAATATTGGTTTGCTGTTCACACGGCATTCTCTACCAGATCATTGGTTGGTATTGACGTAGATGCCCATTCCAAGGTCGTAAACGAGCTTTGCAGTCGTCTTTATTACCACAAGGGTAGGAAAGTGGCAGTCGAGAAGAAACTCGACATGAAGCATCGTTTGAAGAAGTCACCCGATTTGGCTGACTCATTGACCTATGCTGTCCAGATGCTCCGCAGGGCAGGACTTGAATTTGCGTTTGAGGAAGAGACAGTTTCTTTAGACATCCAGGAAATCAGCGATTGGGAAAACCGATTGATCCATAGCAAAGGAACTACCCAAGAAAAAATTGAGGATGATGAATGGGGATATGGTGGCAAAGGGACGGATGACGATGGATTTTAAGATTGCTTTGTTTTATTTTGTTGAAAGAATTTTTTAAATGAAGGAAATACTTTCTTTTGGTGGAGGAACACAATCTGCTGCTATAGCGGCTTTGATTATTCAAGGCAAATTACCAAAACCTGATGCTGTAATTATAGCTGATACTGGTTATGAGAAATCTACAACTTGGCAATATTTAGATTCAGTCATTCGACCAGCATTTAAAAAAATTGGATTAGAAGTTCATAGGATAGGGCAAGAATGGGCTACTGCTGGTTTAATAAGCACAAGTGGAAATTCTGTTCTTATGCCCATGTTTACAACTCAATCTGATACTATTGGAAAATTAAGTGGTTATTGTAGCAACGAATGGAAAGTAAGGCCAATGGATCGGTATTTAAGAAAAGTTTTAGGAATACAAAAAAAAGATCAAAAAAAATGGATTGGTTACTCTCTTGATGAATCAAGAAGAGCGATTCGTATGATGGCATCTGAAGATTGGCAGAAAGGTCGTATAAGATTTCCATTAGTTCATGATGTTCCACTTAAAAGACACCAAGCAATTAGAGAGGTAGAAAAAATGGGGTGGCCCACTCCTCCAAGATCAGCTTGTTACTTTTGCCCAAACATGGGTGACGATGAGTGGAGGGATATTTCATCAGAAGAATTACAACTTGCTTCTCAACTTGAAAAAAAAATGCAAGAGACAGATCCTTTTGTTTTTCTACACAAAAGCGGAAAACCAATACTTGAAGTTGATTTTACAAAATCTGATGAACAACCAGAATTATTTGAACGAGCTTGCTCTTCTGGTGTTTGTTTTGTTTAGCTTGACAGCTTCTTTTTTATTGATAATTTTTGTCTGATCGAAAGATTGAGGATGGGTGTGAATTCGTACCACATGATCCAAGAACATGGCTTTGACGAACCAAAACGTCCTACCCATTTGAGTAACGAGGAGAAGCGTACAGCATTCAGCGTAGCGGAGTGTTGTGGTTTCTTTTCTTTACTCTTTCCTTTCCTACATGGGTGGGGGGTAATGGGGGGTGTTTCCTTTCTCCTTTGGTTTTCTTTAGCCTGTGGTGTCTTGACTTGTTTTCAACACTAAAGCATACTCCGCTATCCTATGAAGTTTTCTCCCCAAGAATTTAGAAACGGTTCAATCATCCCATCTGTTCTCAATGGAAAGGTTGATTCTTCCGTCTCTAGCCTAATAGGTAAATCAGAACCTGTTTCATTCGGTGGCGGTCAATACAAGCGGAAACCAAATTTCCTCATGTGTCCCCCAAAATACTTGTCCACGGCTATCCCGAACAACAAGTTTATGAAGGGTCAGAAAATTGATACTGAACGTGCCATGCGTCAGTACGCTCGCATCAAGAGACTCATTACTGCTCTCGGTGTTAAAGTCATTGAACTTCCTCCAACCAAAGGGGCACAAGATCAGCACTTTGTTGCTAACCTTGGACTCTCGGTAGATCCGTTTATCTTCCTAGCCAAGATGTCTGCTCCTGGTCGAACCATCGAAGAAGAACCTGGTCGCAGATTCTTTGAGAAGATGGGTTATACAGTTCTCCAACCTCCTCACTATTGGGAAGGCGAAGCTGAAACAAAACACTGGAAAGACAAAACGTATTTTGGCGGCTATGGAAAATTCTCCGATTGGAAAGCCCAAGAATGGATTTCCAAAAAGGGTGGTATCGAAATCATACCTATGCGAATGGTGAGTGATGATCTCTACCACTTGGATTGCTGTATCCATGTCCTAGACACAGAGAACTTGATGGTTTGTCGTAGTGGCATTGATTCGGAATCATTTAAGAGACTAGAAAAACTCGCCAACATCATTGTTGTTCCCAAAGAGATGGAAGCAACTGGTGCTACCAATCTGATCCGTATCCCTGACAAAAACATTGTAATCAGCGGTATGTTCCAACCAGAGTATGGTCAGTATCGTAACTCAATGGAATGGATGCTTACTACAATGGACAAATTCAATAACTCTGTTATTTTTGCTGACATTGATGAAGCTGATAAAAACGGAGCCGA